TGGTTGGTTTGTTTTCATTTTTGAGTGGGGCGGCGGTCTGTATCCAACGCGCCGCCGCCCCTGTCGTAGTTCGCACTGCCCGCAGGGTCAAATTTAAGACAATGCTATTTCTTGTTGTTTTATTTTCGGTCCAGCACTCGCTGGGCGAAATTGCGCCGCCGGTGGGATTTTTATATGCAGGAAACACGGTGGGATTTTGAGGTGTTCGCAGGTTTTTGGCGGCTTAAATTTGTTTCAGCTTGTATTTTATCCAATCGGTAAGCGTCATTCCCATAGCTCTGGCCATGCTCCACCAGTGCTGTTTGTCGCTGGTTGTGCAACGTATTTGGACATGATTATCTAATGGCGCAGCTCCTTTAAGCGCGTTTTTATTTCCCGATTTCATCTAATAAAATGCGGTCGGTTATTGATTCGATGTCTTCAATTAGTTCTAGCCTGGCCAATTTTAAGCAATTTTCGCACGGGTTGATGTCTATCCCATTAAAGCAGGTTACTTTTGCGACCTTCAATTGGCTTCCGCAAGCGTTGCAAAATATGTTCATTTCAGTTTGTAAAATTTATGCTTTCCAATTAGTGCAACAGGCTTTTTGCCGCGTGCCCAGTAGGGCGGTTTGATGTAGTCGGCGTAGTAGTGGTCTGCATTGCCAATTTTGGCTCTGTTCATTCGCGTGATGTTGCGCTCAAGGTAGAGCGCCCAGGGCGCCATTTTGCTGTTGTATAAGTGCAGCAAGTCCGCTTCATTTTTACCGTTCCAGCAACTAAACTGCCACTTTTGGAGGCAAACCTGTTCAGGTGTCAGGCTTCTGTTAATGGCACGCTGGTTAATGACCGCTGCAACCGCTGCCATGCCATCTTTACCTTCGCCTCTGGCTTCTGCCAGAAGCGTGAGCGCTACAATGCCGGCGCGAAGTGGCGCGGTTGTGAGCAAAAGAAAAAGTAGGTGCTTCATTTCGGTTTTTGTTTTTATGGGTTGACCTACAGGAGGTGGGAATACGCACTCTCCCTCAGCTCTAGGTGCATTGGGAAATAATCGGCTTTAAGGGCGCCGTATGCTTCCATTGGGGAGGTGTAACCTCTCGACACCGAGTCTATTAGGTGAATAATCCTAGTTTTATATTCGTGAGAATACTTCAAGGGGTCGGCATTTAATCTCCCAATACTAGCATCGTAGAGTTCGTCGGATACCAAGGACGGTTTAACTGGGTTAAGGTTTTTCATAGTGTCTTTTTAGTGTTACGTTTTTGGTTTACGTTGCTGTTAACGTGTTCAATGTCTCATACGCATTTTCGTTTGTCAATACAAACAAGCAAGTTTTTTTGAGTTTTTTTTTGCTTCATGAAATCACCACTTTTTAAGCGGGCAGCCAAGCGCGGCCAACGCGCTTTTAAACGCCAAAACACAGCCACATTGTCGGCAGCGCTCAAACTGGGTGTTTGCGCTATCAATGTGTTCGCACTCGCGGCAAATAGCCAAGCGCCGCTCCCGCTCCTCTTTACTGGCAGTTTTGATGCCCTTGGTCGCCAAAGTTTTTGCGCTCTCAATCAGGTTTTTAGCCATTGCGGAAAAGCCTGGCATGTCGCCATGTTCGCGCTTTTTGAAACCAATGCGCTGTCGGCGTAGTTTAGCGCGGCGTGTCATAGACGCCTGTTGCCCCTGCTCGTCCATCATATATGGTGGTAGTGTGCGCGTTGATTGTCGCGGTTGTTGTGCTGTTACTGTAGGTGTTGCTGACGTTACCGGTGCTAAGTTCACTGTCAAGAACACCTGTAGAGTTAACGTCAGCGCTCGTCAACGCTGGCATGGTCACGCTGTCAAAAACGCCTGAAGCCTCGCCGCCAGAGTCCCAAGCTGCTAATTTATAATCGTAATCATGAAGCGCTCCGCTCACGGTGTAGTTGGGCACATAGTCTATATGTGAAAACGTGCTACTGTTTGCAGTATACACTAACACATAGCCACCAGTGCCCGTGGCGCGATAAATGCGGTATTCGGTCGCCGCGCTTGATGTCCACAAAAGCGACACCTTGCCCAAGCTCGCGGTTGCGGTAAATGTTGAGGGGTTGCTTGCCATATTAAACGAGCGGCACCGTCACAAGCGCTTGGATGCTGTTTGCTGTTATGTTTCGATTATTTCCAGCGCCAAGATAATAGCCGCCGTCATACGTGTCCACGTAGTCGCTGGCTGGCGGGTTGTCGGCTTCAAGAACTCCTCCGCTGCTCAAAACACATTCAGCTTCCCAGTCATCTGGCTCCTCGTCCCAATCCCAGTAGTTGCTGTCATGCACATAATCGGATTCTGTTCCATTGGCTGCTCCGTCAACGCCGTAACCGCTGCCGCTTACCGTTTGCGTTTTTTCTGTGTCATAAATTTGATACTCATCAATGCAGGAAAAGCCCAGGCTGGTGTTTGTTTCAACAAGCGTCCGCAGGTCACTAGGCAGGCTCTCCAGCGCAAACATGACTAAACCGAACCGGTAATGCACATCGCGCCGTATGCATTCAAGAACACAGTCCCCATTGCTGTCTGCGGAGATGTAGCATTGCTTATACGCGTTTGCTGTTGGTGAGCTGCTAGTCCGCCAGTTTGCATCATAGCTGGTCAATGTCCATGACGCCGCGAAAATCTGCCCGTCTGCCCATACAGCGCCCGTGCTGCAATTGGGCGTAGTTAGGCTGTTAACTGCAATCGGAACTTGGCTTGTATAATCGTAATGTTTGTATTGAAAATCCACCGGCAAATAAATGCGAGCGCGGTTGAGTTTGTTGACAGCATTCACAATTTGGTTGAAGTGGTCGGCATATGCAAGCATTCCAGGGAGCGGTCCAAAACCTTTGAAAGCATCAGCGCGTTCTGTCGTTGGTAGCTCCCTGAAATGCGGTTTGCCATTGGCCGCCACCATTAAGTTTTCAAAAGTATAATCATACAAGCGTTTGTCGTAGCACTGGGTGCGTCCGTTGCTGTCCACATACTGTCTTTGCCCGTTGCTGCTGGCTTCGTCAATGAAGCCGCTGCAAATAGCCCTTAAGACGCTCTCCAGCCACGTCATTTCGTCGCTGCGCATGAGCGTATCATTGGTCTGGTATGTGTTGTTGCCGTCCTCATAAACTTTTGGGATAAGGCGCGTGAAATAAAAGCGCGGCATACATGCGCCTTGTATGCTGCTACTATCCCAACCGCTTCCTGAATATGCGTCTGGTGCAAAGTCTCCGATGCGCTGGCCGCAGTCAGCGCCACCGTCTACCGTGTATCGCAAATATTCCACAACTGCGTTTTCGTGGGTGCGGTAGCCGCCATTTGTGGCGCCTGTGCTGTCTGCGCTAATATATGCACTGCGGCTGGCGCTTGTGTTCGCAATTGTGCCTGGCGCGTCCTCGTTGTATTCGAGGCGGCGGTCAAGTTCTACGCGCACCTGGTTGCTTCCTGCATCGCGAACGCTGACCACTCGGTAATCTGGTTCATAAACTTTACAACTTTTGTAGTGTGCCTCAACGCCTGTGCAATCGCCCTCTTCTTGTAGCGTGTCGCAGTCGGTTCCATTGGCCGCTGTAATCAGGTTGCTCGTCGAGCTGTATGCGTCAGGTGGTTCGTGGGTGTTGAGTAGGTAACGGTAGCCTGTTGGGTTTTCGCTGCGCTGCAAATAGGCGCCAGGATATGGCGTGACAAATGGCAAAATTTCTTTGCCTGGCGGCGTTCCAGCGCCAGCAATGTTTGTCCAATCGTCGGAAAACATAGCGCACCTGTCATGTCCCCATCCAATGATGTCTGTGTATGCGTCCGGTTTGTATGCGCTGCCGCTGGCGGCTTGGTAGCTCATGCTTTGCATAAACATACTCCACCTATTGTCGTAGCCGCCTTCTGGCGCTGTGTTGCGGATACCCTCGTATTCAAAAACCGATTCTGTGCCCGCTGTTTTGGTGTAGGTCTTAACGCCAAAAACGCCGGTGAACTGAGCGCCTGCCGCTACGGTGGCGCCGTTGTAGGTAATGCTTGTGCCGCCCGTAACTGTGTATTCAACGCCTGATTGGATGGCTCCGCTAACCACTGCGTCAGGTGATGGGCCGATGCCCTCGAATTGGTCGGCATAAGACAGCCCAAAAGCGCGACGGTTAAAATACAAAATGCTTTTGTTGTTGCTCACCTCATAGCCAACTAAACCATGTCTGTCCACCATGCGCAAACGCTCGCGCACCTTTTCGGCAACGCTCCGATAAACTGGGTTTTTGTTGAGGGAAACGGTATCATCCTGCACATCTTCGCGGTTGCCGTTGTAAATCATGCCATGCCGAAAGTATGCGTCAGATATATCTTTCGGCTGGGTTGTGCTTGTCCCTTCCGCGTCATTGGTAGAGTTGTCGGCGCTGGCGCAACGTAGCACTAAATAAGCATCCTCATTTTCTGGCAGGTATTCTAGCAGTTCTGCAATCTCAACATAGCACTCATCACTTGCACCCATGGCGGTGATGTTTTTGACGCGCACAGTGCCGCCAGCGGGCGCAGTAAACCAAGCACTCTTGGAATCGTCACCGTTTGGAATGGTTAACTGTGCGAGTTCTGTGCCATCCACCTCAATCGAAAAGGTTTTGTCACCGCTGCCAGCATCTCTAAAAGCCAGCACACCGGCCAAAACAAATCCGCTGTTGATGGCATAACTGGTGGTTGCAGTCACATTGCCGCTTGAATCATGCAGGCCGCCATAAGTGTTTGCGCTAGTGTTCGGGTCAAAACCAAAGCGCTCACAAGTTGCCTCAATGGCTCCGCTGCCGTCGTCTTCTCCGTATGCTGGCGCGAGGTAGTATTGCCGCGTAAAAAATCCTTCAAAATCAAAAGCCTTGTCCTGCACCTTGTAGCCGCTCGCCGCTTGCTCTGCGGCAGTGCCTCGAAATGGCTCGATGAAATAGTTAAGCGCGAGTGCGAGTTGTTCGCCGTTTGGATGCTCGAGCGATGCATCGTCAAATTCACCATCGTATGGCCCTTCCACATATTCGTCAGTGGGCAAATATGTAATAGTTCCATCCCAGTTCAACAGCACGTAGTTTCTGGCAGTTCGCCACCATGAAAAAACAGCGCCAGCAACGCCTGGGCACGTCGAATAGCTGGTTGTTGTGCTGGTGGTGGTGTTTTTAATTTTTAGTCCATAGCTTGGGAAGTCTGGCATGTCTGTGCACTGGCCAAGGTAGGCAGGCTTAGGCAAAAAGCCGCCGTATGCGCGTTGATACCATCGGAAGAATCCAAAAGTAAAATGACCTCGCGCAGCTTGGAAAGCGTTGGCAAGTGAAAGGTCGCTAGTGTTGGCTCCGTCAACAACTCCGCGCTGATAGCGCCCAATGTCCCATTTTTCGGAGTCGGTAGCGGGTGCGCCTGCTACGTTGTGCAACAGGATTCCTGTTTCATCGACGCCATCCCAAGACAAGCGCCCCGCTTCGCTTTTTATGCCTTGGTCGCTGTTGCCAAAAACAAATCCGTTGATTGGGTTGCCTAAAAAAGCGCCTTCTGGGTCGCCTGCGCTCGCTGTTGGAAAGGTAGCCTCGTCTGGCTGCACATGCGCGTAGATTTTCCACCATTCGTCCTCTGGCGCATACAAGAGGCCATTGTTTTGTCGAAGGTTGCGAAACAGGGAATGCCAAAACCAATGCAATCGATAGGTTGGGTCGCCAACGCCGCCAAGCAAGCGGTCGTTAAACGCATCACAAAGTTTGTTCCATTGGCTCGATGTTATCGCGGCGCCTTTGGCTACGGTCGCCGCGCGTGTGTATTGTAGCGCCATAAGCGCACCTTAGCTGATTGTATAGCGTTTTACCACTTGCAAATGCGCAGCGCTGCTTGTGTTGGTTTCAACGTAAATAAAACCATCATCGTGCTTGTATCGACTATCTAGGCTTACCAAATGTATTTGCCCAGCGGCAACAGTAATAGTTTTGTCGGTAAATGTGACGCCCAACTTTTGATATTGTGCAGGCTCTGGCAGCAGGATGGTGTAGGTGATGCTTCCGCCGCTGCTATTGTAAAGCAGCATCCAGCCTGCTTGCGAAAACTGAAATTTGACACCGTTGCCGCTGCCGCTTGTCAAGATAGTGTAGTCTGTCGCATCGGTCGCGTTCAGCCCTTGGTTGCCGTAAGTCGATGTTGCGAAGTCGCGAAATAGTGATGTGGAAATTTCTGAGGCTGCCATATTATATCTTTTCTAGTATGCTTTTAATAAAAGCAAAAGTTCCGTTTGATTTTTGCTGTGTTTTTAAACCGCTCACAATATCGGCAATTTTCGATTTGCCGTTTGTTTTGTCCAGTGCGCGTTTGAATTGTTGCCCAGCGTCCACCGCATCCACTGCGGCTTTCTTCCATTGGCGTCCGCGATACGCTGCAAACGCTGCCAAAGCGGCAATAATGCCTTCGCTTAGAAAGCCGCCAGCGCCAGGTATTATGCTGCCGGTGATGCGCAAACCGTTTTGAACAGATGGCCGCACCACCCAATTTGTGGAAGTTATTTCTTTGCCGTCCACAACTCGCGTTTGCACGTCCTGCTCAAAGGCCCAGCCGGTGGCTTTTTCAAGCGTGCTGCATCCGCTCAATGTAAAAATTGCAGTGCATAAAAAGGCCAATTCAATCCACTTTTTCATTTTCGTTTTTAAAATAATCACGCGCCGCGCTTGCAGCTTTAAAGCCCATATAAACCAAGGTGGCAAATGCGATGCCAAGCCTCAACCACTCGTCCAGTGTGCTTCCAGTGACCGTGAATCCCACCGCCCCGACAAGCGAAACTTTCAAGTTTTCTGCCCAGCCGTTTTGCATTATTCGGCAGGTGCTGGCTCATCGGCAGGTGCAACAGCAGCGTCAAAGCCCGCCAGAATGTCAGCAACCGAATCCATGGTGATTTGGTTGGATGCATTTAAGGCAGTGACTGCGGCGGCGATTTGCGTGACCAGTGCTTCCGTGTTGGCACGGTTGACTGGTTCAGACAATTCCTCCCGAGCTGCCAGCAGAGACTTCGCTTTGCCGAGCAGTTGAAGGATGGTGCTTTTGCCGTTATCGGCAGCAATCTGTGCGTCAAGGCCAGAGATTTGGCTTCTTAGGTATGTAATTTTTGGGTCCATAGTATTGTTCTAAATTATAGTTTAAACTACCGTCAAAACACCGCCATTACTCCACACCTCACCAGCACTCAATCCAGCGGATGATGTCGGAAGGTTTTTCAGGTCAATGGTGTCGGCTGAGATGTGCCGCTGATTTCCGGTGAGCGTGACAGATGTTCCAACGCCAACGAAATTGTTGGAGCTGCGGTCGAGCAGTTTGTTGGCTGATTCGTTGTAATCCTCGCTGCGGAAGTCTGCGAGGGTTCCGATTTCGGTTATGACCATTTCGGCAATGTCGAAATAATCATCACCACCTGCATCAGTAAACGATAAAGACGCCCCATCAGAACCATAAATATAAATCCTGTCAGCATTCGCTGATGCTGTCGCAATAACGCTAACATCCACCTCATTCCAGGTGTCCAATGTTTGAGTCGCGGCTGCCAATAAAGTTGTGACATTAGATGAACCAATATACGCCCCAATTCCATCTATGTTTGATTGACCAGATGGAACACGATACTTGAACTGTATTCTATACCTTTTCCCAGGAGTCAAAACACTCTGGTAAACGTAATGTGGTACGCTGGCCACGCTATTAGCTGTGACACGCATCACATTTGACAAACCTCCTACAGGTCCAGCCTCATCCGCATCGGTTGCATTCACGCCAGTCCACTCACCGCTCGGAGTTGCATCCTGCGTGTAAACACCCCCATGCGCACCACCCCATTCTTCAGAAAATCCCAAATCATTGCCACGGGCGAGTTCTGCGACTTCGGTGGATGTGAGTTCTCTGTTGAAAATTTTGCAGTCTCGGATGGAACCTTTGGCGTAATTGCCAGCAGTATCACGACCAATGTATACAGGCTGACTGCTATTCGTCATGCCTGCGAAGTCAGTAAAATTTGACTGCGTGCCAGACTGAGCGACACCATTGATATATATATCAATTACCTGCCTTGCGTCAGAAAATGCTGATGCATAACTCACACTTGAGTTAGGTCCACTGCCTTTGTAAACAAATGCAACATGTGCCCACTCGTCAAGAGGCATGGATGATGTAGGAGAAAAAACAGAAATGTATCCAAGTGCGGACGTAGAGTATATTCGCATTAAAGCATTATCAGTGGGGCCTCCAACGCTGACAAAATACTCCCGGAAAGCATTTGTGGGTCCGTATTTGGATAAAACCACCTGCGCAGCACCGGTATCTTTCAAGTTCACCCAGCTAGCTACAGTGAAAGGCAAATCGTCAGTGCCATCTGTGAATGAGAACCTGTCATCATCTGCCACCGTCACGTATGAGCTTCCGGAAAAATATAAAGCAGGTGCCGTGGTCTTCAGAGCATTCGCCTGTGCGTCCTCGTCAATGGAGTTGACGCTCAAATTTGTTCTCGCTGTGGCTGCGCTGTCCAAGTCGCTCAGGTTGTTTGCTGGCGTCAAACCTTCGGCGCTTGCTGGAACGGATAGCGTGCTTCTGATGTTGGTTTTGTCGGCCTCGCTAACTGGTTCGTTGTCCAGGAAGCGCAGGATGCGACCTTTAAGTCTGTATGCTGTGCCGTCTTCTTTGAATGCGATGAATTTTTCTGTTCCCATAATATCTCCAAATTTAGTTAAGTGCTAACTAGAGCTTTCTAATATATGTGCAAAATGTGTATTTTTATCATTGCCACCGAGCTGGCTGGTCTGTCGTCGGTGCTGCGCCGCCGCCACTTGTGCGAGCTAGTTTTGACGCGCGAATGTTTACGCCCTGCGGACTGTAGTCAATAAGCGTGCCGCTTGATTTTTGCGGCTGTAGCGCTTCAACAGCTTCTTGCAAGGCGCGAATGGAATCTAAAATGCCGCGCACAGAAAACTGGCTTAATCGTCGAAATCTCATGAAAAAATTGGGTGCAATAAATAGTTTAATTCCCCATCGTCAAAGTTTGTGAACTCCTGCACGATTTCAAATTTGCCGCCTGTCAGCTCATTGATAACTGGCGCTTCTTTGCGCCAATAAGTGCCACTGAATTGTGTAAGTAAGTCACCACAAATCGCGTATTTTGTAACGCTTACTTTTTGGCTTAAAATCAAATCAACAACTCTGTTGGTCGTCCACTGATAACCGGTGTAAATATGGTTTACTGCAAGCGTGGTATTGGCTGGGACAATGCGCGTATTCCTCAAGCTGTATTTGCTCACCTCGTAGGTTTCCACATCGTTTATCAGCATCCAGCACAGGTCACGCGCTGCTTGTTTTTGTGAGGCACTTAAACCGCTCACTGAGTCAATGTAAGTGATAAAGTCAGCGACTTCGCTCGGGTTTGTGAAGTCGTTGCTTGATGCGTTCGATTGCGATGTCGCCTTGTATGCTTCAACGGCCATCAGCAAGCGCTTTTTGTGCCCTGGCAAATTGCTTCCGCTCGTGATTCGCGCGTCATTTAGCACGTTGAAATAGGGCGCTTCCCATACGTATTTTTGCACCTTGTAAGGCGTGAACGTCCAATTGTCGGTATCGGGTGTGTCGGTGGTTGTTTGCTCTAAGCTGTTATCGAGGCTTGCGAACGTTACCTCTAGCACACCGTAGCCGCCAGGCTCCTGTTGAACGTTGACGCGCGAGGCGTTGCCAACGTAGGCCGCATTAGTTTTTGCCGCGTCGATGCTTGCCCATTGGCCTTTGTAGCGGTAGACGCTTTCCCATCCGTTGCTCTCGCTGTAACTGCGTTCGATGTTTTCGACCGTCAGCGCTGTTGTTCCTCGAAATTGTAGGCTCATCGGAAAATTAACGGCTTGGTGTTGGTGTCAATCGACCTCAAGGTTTTGGTTTGTTCTGCTAGTCGTTCGTCCAGCTTGCGCTGCATTAAAGCGGACTGTCGTTCCTGCGGTGCGGTTGCTACGGCGCCCATATATGAACCCAATCCGCTGCCAATTAAGTCCGACCAGTATTTCATTGCATAAACGCTATAGTCGGCAATATCGGCCTTTGTCTGCTCCAGTTCCCTATAAGCTGATGCAAATTCTCCGATTTGTTCGCCTTTGTATCTAACACCACTCAAGTCTAAGTTCTCAAAAAACCCTTGCATAACTCCAAACGCTAAACGCTTGCCTGTGTCGCTCATTGTTTCGTCGAGGTCGCGCAAAATTTGCCCTTGAGACAATCCGCTTTTTGCCATGCCCGTGGCAAACTCGCGGAAAAGGTCCATTGGTTGCCGAATGCTTTTTGCACCCTCTTCAAATGTGACACCGTAGCGCTCAAAGATTTTTTGCATTTCTTTGCTGCCGTCGATGGCGTCATACTGGCGAACGTTTAAGTCGTTCATAGCATCAACCAAATCCTGAACATCCACCCCAGCCAAACGCGCCTGTTTTCCTAGCGCCTGATATTCGTCGGTGGAAATCCCCAGCGCAAACGCTTCTCGCTGTATTTGTGCAGCGTCCCGATAAAGGCCGCCAACACTGCGTACTACATTTTCCAGCGCCATTGCGCCAGCGATTTGACCACCAACGCCTTTTATGGCGTCCTTGCTCCAACTGTTGAAGCTGGCGCGCGCTTTGGTTATGCCTGCGTTAAATGCGCGGATGTCTAAGCCAAGTTTGAAATTTAGAAAGCTCAAGGTTGCGCCTCCGTTCGTGTTTGTTGCAGTTGCTGCAAAGCTGCTAATCCTGCTGCAAGTTCGCCGTGTATAATTTTTGCCCCGCCACGCATTTCGTTTCTTGCCAATATATCCCAGACCAATTGCCCAAAAGGAGCATCATTGATTTTGTCTGGTTGATAATTCAGATGCTCTAAAGCTGTTGAGCGTATAATTTGCAGCAACGGCGCACCATAACGCGCACCGGCTTCAACGCTATCCTCGCTGCCTAATAGCTCTGGCAATTGTTGAGCCTGCACAGCGTATTCCATCGCCTCCGCAAGTGCCGCGTTTTTGTCGCGGGGCATTGGCTTTCGTGCGTAATACCATTGCCCAACAGGCGATAAATACCAGCCTAACCATTTGACGGCTTGCTCATAATTGCGGGAGCAAATGCCTATAAAACAATGGAATTCTAGTGGCGTTAGTATCTCGTTCAGGCCGATGCGCTCCATTAGCAGAGCGTGGCCGAATGACAATGGGCGCAACTTAGCGCCGGCCACGTAATGGTGACCTGGCGCACAAGTCTCTGCCCAGATGTTAGTCATCAGTTTGATGAGGTGTCGCTTCCTCCGCTGTGGACAATGTTTAAATATTCTATTGCGCTAATGCTCCACTCTGCATATGAAGCGCTGGAACGCGTTTTTTCGGCGCTAGTTATTGTGAAATTGCCAAGCCCGCCGCCCGATGTCCCAACGTTGTTTTCAGTCGTTGGCGGCGTCAAATCAGAGTTAACTTCACTCCACTCATGGTGTGAAATTTGCAACCGGCACCCTGCATAAAATGGCGCGGCAAACATAGTGTTTGCTTTTGCCAGCGTGCTTTCTGCTCCAGAAGGCACAGAAACGGCGGAGTTGTTTGAAAGTATTACTCCAGTTAAATTCAAAACCTTGCGTTGATTGTAAGTGCAGTGACTTACCACTTCCCCGTCTCCGTTTGTTGACTGGTTTGTATCCGCTTCGTATGACAACCTTATCTCGCTTGCATACATTTCTCCTCGGAATAATGTTGTATCGCTGCCGCTGCTGTCGTCAATTATTTCAAGTGCAATGACGCCTTTAAGGTTGGAAGGGTCAATTGGTCCGTGTGTGCCGAAAGTTATCGGCGTGCCTTTAGTAAATTTTGCCATAGTTTTGCTTTTGTATAATTGTTAAAAGTCGCCCAATGCTGCGGCCATTGAAAAAGAAATGCGCTCTGTCAAAATGCTTCCGTCTGTGTCCCGCTCAATGCCAGAAATTTCGGTGATGCCAAAAATGTGCAAATCCGTAGACGTTTGATTGATGGCCATTAAATCGGCGTAAATAATCGCTTCCTCGATGGCGTCAACAATTTCGTTATGTGTCGCCATTGCGCCAGGTTGCGCTTCGTCTCCCACTTCGCTGGAGATGCTAATCTCGACGCTCAAATCCATGTTACCAGTGCGCGGCGGGTTTTCTGTGCCGCCCGTAAATGCTACAACGACACAAGGCATTTCCTTAACTTGGTCGCTGGTGCCTGTGTAAACAGGAACGCTAACCAGCGCTTCAAGGTAATCCTTAATTGTTTGTTCTGCTTGGCTTCGGTAGCTCATCCTATTTTCAAGGCACTGGTGCTTCCAGTTGTGTCAATGGTCTTGATTTCTTTGGGGATTTTCCTGCGGAAGTATTTGAGCATGTCTCGCGTTTCCGCATTCATTGCTGCTCGTAACGCGTTTCTTGCGCCCCTAACGTTGCTGCTTGCTGAAGAGCCATGTTCTCCACTCGCAGTTGGTTTCAAAGGTGAAATGCGTTTTTCTGGGCGGCCTTCACCTTTTGGCCTTCCGATTACTGGAGCGCGAGACCTGACACGGCGGCGAGGATAAACAAATGGCCCAATGTCATGAGCTACCCCCAACCATGCCGCCGCCATAAATGCGCGTCCAGCCACCCTGTGTTCAATTGCGCGGTCAACGGCTTTTTGCATCGGTTGCCCCCAAAGCCCTTTCTTGCCCTGCTTGCCTCTGTGGTAATTCGTTAAAATGGCGGCCAATGGTACGCGCTTCTTTTTTCCCCCGCTTTTTGCGGGCTGAACATTTGCGCCTTTTAGCATCTCGCGCCTGATTTTCTGAGCGCTAACTTTTGGCGTTTTGCTGGCAGCTTTAAGCGCAATATTAAAAGCTCGCTTATTTACTTCGTTGCCAAAATTTCGCCCGCTGTGTTTGATGTATGCATCAAGCACCTTGTTGATTCTAGCAGTGTTTACTTCCAGCTTAATCATTGCTTTTTCATCAACCCAAATTCAAAAGCGCTGCCAAGCGTAACAATGTTTTCGATTTTGTACCGCTTGCCATTGTTTGCTATTGTGGCGCCAACTATTGGCTGCACTGATGCGTTTACCCATTGAAGGCGCGAGCTGGTCAGCGTTACATCGTAGCCCTCAAGCATTCCACCGTCTTCCAGTTGGCGCGTCTCTGTGTTTCCGCTCCACATGCCGCGAAAAATGTTTCCTTGATAATCGAAAGTAACGCCTTGGATTTTCTCTAATGCCACTTGCTGCTCGAACGCTTGGCGCGTATGGGCGGCGCCTTTTTCTATTGTGTAACGGCTTTGAAATTGTGTGTGCGGCACTGGGTTGTTGTGAGAAACGCTGTGGAAACAATCGGTGCGCGTTGTGCCGCTTCCGTCTGGAACGTTTAGAGTGATTGTGTAAGCGTCTTCCCACTCCCCGCTTTCGTTGGTCCGCTGCACTGTGTATGCGCTCGCGCCGTATTGCGCCGCGTCAGCAGTCACCCTAAAAATGGTTTCACCAGCCGCAAATGTGTAGCCCTCGCTCACTGTTGTGAACGTGGTCGGCGTTTGGTGGTCGGCTTGTTCGTAAAGCCACCCACTGCGCAAATTTATGATGCGGTTGTTTGCCATAGGGAAATGGCGGCGCCCATGAGAACCAAAAACCTAAGCGCCGCCCGTTTGTGCTACCCTTTTTTGCTGGAAGTCTTTTTGGGCTTTTCCACAATGGCAATGTCGGCGCGTTTCCAATAAGGCGGCTTACGATAAACGGCGGCGCTGACATATTTGCCGCTGGGATTTTCGCGCTCGTTGGTGAACGCTTGCTTGCATGTTTCAGCGTCCCCAACTGCGATGATGTGAGGCGCTCCGCTGGCGTCAATTCCGACGCAAAAAGAAGGTTTGATAATCATGTTTTTAAATGTCGGTGATTCTAATAAGTGAATTTGTTAGCCCTTTTGCAACTCCATAAAGTATGCCGCAGGTAATGTAATATTTACCCTCGCGTGGGCTGAAAAATTTTCTAAATTGTATGGGCAAACCTGTGCGCGGCTCTATCACGTCCAGTATTTCAGCGCCGCCATAAGTCGGCCTTGCAATCTGTCGCGCTGCTATGCACAAAGCACTTGGGTGCGCATAAAAGCCCTGTAAATTGTTTGCCGTTGGAATGCCTTGATATTCGGAAATTCCAAAACCGTGAACGGTCGAAATGACGTTTTCTTGAATCGGAAGCGGATTGCCAAATGCGCTGGCCACCCCGATGGCCCCGTCTTTTGAAAGGCTTGAAGTGTATTGCGGGTTAAGCATACAGCTCCGCAAGCCGCGCGGCACTTTGTTTGTCGTCATTGTTGCCGCCGCATCGGCTAGGTCGTCTGAGTCAAAATTGGCGGCGGTGCGAACTTGTTTGGTTGGAAAATTTGCTGGCGTAACAAGTGCAAGTAAATCGTCGGCCACTGCTTTGGCTGTAGCGTCAATGGCTGGACGCGTAAAAACGCGTTCAAGTATGGTGGCGCTCTTTGCTTTGGAGATTTCAAATTCCGTAAACGCCATTGAAAACCCTTTGAAATTTGAAAGCGCAATTTCGATTTCGGTGCTTGTCACATCGCTGGCGGTATAGCCATTGGACAAATCAAGCACTGAAACACTGGCAGGAACGCGGGTTATTGTGCGGTCCCCGCGCTCTCGGATGCTTTCGCTGAAATTGCGTGCAAACAGCGAGAACATCCAAAAATTATCACCCAACAAATCAAGCGTTTGCTCGCTGACCTGTTCGAGTGTAACTCCTGCCAGTGTGTTGCTCATATTATTTAAGCGGATTTGATGCGCTTGAGTGCGGCACCATTACCAACGGCGACACCGTAGAGGACGCCCATTGTCAGGTAGTGCTTGCCGGCCACGTTGTCGTAGAATGTGCGCAACTGAATAGGCAAACCAGTTGATGGGTCAACGATGTCTTGCACGTTTACGCTACCATCCGCAGGCGCGGCAGGTGTGCGGGCAGCCAACAACAAAGCGGAAGGATGCAGCGCGATGGCTGCCAAGTTTTCGCTATTGGTTGGGATGCCGGTGTATTCGTAGAGGCTAAACCCGTGAACGCGTTGAGCGGCGTTTTCCTGCACGGCCGAGGCGGCACCATAGCTAGAAGCATCCTGAACGATGGCGTCCTTCTGAACGCTTGCGTAGTAGCTAGGAGGCAGAATGAGGGCACGCTCGCTCTTTGGCACTTTGGCAGTCGTCAAGTCTGCGGCCAGGTCGGCCACTTCGTCAGCGTCAAAGTTGGCGGCGGTGATGACTTCGTTTGCGCTGTAGTTGGCGTTGAGAACCAATGCAAGCAAATCATCCATCACAGCGTCCAGTGTGACTTCCAAAGCGGGTGCCAAGAAGACAGACGACAACCAATCAAAGTTTCCGCTTTTGGAAACTTCCATGTCTGTGAAGGCCATCGAATAGCCCTTGAATTTGTTCAAGGTGATGGTCTTGGCTGTGCTGGTGACATCGCTCGCAGTGTAGCCACTTGAGAGGTCGGATGCTGTCATGCTGGAAGGAACGCGTGTGGTTACGCTCTCTCCCTGCCCTGAAATCTCATCCGAAAAATCACGCGCAAATGCTCGCAAAGGATGAAATTGTGTTGATAAGTAGTCGAGACTTTGCTCGGCCACCGCGGCTAAGTTGATGCCATTCAAAGAGTTGGCCATATGTTTTTAGTGTTTGTTTTTGATGTTTTTTAGATAAAAAGCGCGGCGTTCGTCTTTGCCCTCAATGGCGTTGTATTGCTGCCATAGTGCGTCGATGCTTAGTGCCGGTGCTTCGTCTTCTGTGGCTTCCTCAACTGGAGCGTCTACGCCAACGCTTGCCGCGATTTCAACGGCCTTTTCATCAGCGCTCTTTTGCTGCTCTTCAAGAAGCAAATTTGTTTCTTCCAAAACCTTAATTTTGCTCTCAAGGCTTGAGATGTCCTGGGCGTGTTGTGCGCCAAGTTTGGCAACTTCCGCAGCATGAGAAGCGCTTGCTTCTTCAAGGCGGGTTTGCAGTGTTTGGTTAGCGGCGGTTGCTTCGTCCAGCTTTCCAGCTAGGTTCGACAACTCCACGTTAGCTTTTACTAAATCGAGTATTGTTTTCATGTGTTTATAAATTTGCCATCAGGCCAATGACTTCGTTCAAATCGTTAACCACCCCGTCAGCAAGCCCAGCCTCAACCGCTTCCATTCCTTCGTAGGTTTGGCCGGTCATGCTTGATTGCGGCACGGTGCGTTTGTTGTTTATCTCTGCCTTAAAGCGCTCGTGCCATTTGTTGACGTTGGCTTGCAGTCGCTCGCGTGCTTCCTCGCTCAGTGGCTTGAAATCAGCATAGTCCAGCTTGTTTTCTCCAGCGCTGACTGCGTTTACTTTCAGCCCCATTTGGCGCAGGTATTCGGTCTGGTCTAAAAGCGCCACGTAAACCCCAACGCTCCCCACTTCGGCGCTCTCGCTAAGAAGCACACTGTCGGCTTGGCTCGCTACCCAATAGGCGGCGCTGGCGGCTGTGCCTTCGGTGTATGCCACTAATGGTTTGCTGACGTTGCGCAGTTTAGCAGCTAACTCTGGCAGCCCCGTAATGGTTCCGCCTGGGGAATCAATGTGCAGCAAGATAGAGTTGATGTTTGGATTTGCGTCCGCATCCGCAACTTGCTCGGCAATGTCGTCGTAGTCGGTCATTCCGAACATCCGTTCATAGTCGGTGAGCATTTTCCCAACGGCGCCGTGAATGTGGATAATAGCAACGCCGCTTTCCTCTTCTGGGAGCGGCAAATCGTAACCGTTGCCGCTGTAGTCATGCTCGTCCAACTGCGTTGCCAGCGCGCGGTGGTAGTCGGGCAGAATGGCCCAAACGTCATTGTTTAATTTATGCGTCAGTTTCGCTGTCATTATCAAAAACTGGGTTTGGCGTGCGCTGGCTCAACAAATGCAACGCGGTGTCCATTTTAATTTCGTAGGTTTCAGAAAGACGCTTTGCACGCTCAAGTAAATCGCTTGCTTCGCGCTCTACTTGGTTGCGTATGTCTTGCCAGTCATGGCCGCGTTCGCCAGTGTCTTCGCGCATTGTGCGCAGGCCCATCTTGATGGCGTCCTGGTTAGCTTTGGATTCGCGGCCAAGGTCAACGGTGATTTTCTTGGGTGCTTGCCAATTAACGCGCCACCAATCGGAAGACGCTGGCAAGTCGCCACGCTTTATTCCTCGCGCAATAACCCAGCCCCAAACGCGATTGCAAAACCTGCTAGTAATAAGAGCCTGGCGCTCTTCGAATCTGCGTGCTGCTTTTTCTAAAATGAACCTTGAAGCGGTCCCTTGTTTGCTGGGTTCCACTATAAATTCGTAAGGAACGCCAAGCCCTAAAGCTACATCACGTAAAAGGTATTCCAAAAACCCAGCAAAGGCGGTGCTTGGTTTGTTGCTCGCGAAACTCTCGATTGATTCGCCAATTTTCAAGCGTGGAACCATGCCAGGCTGAAATGTGTCCCATGCAACTGTGCCCGTATCGGCGGCACTATAGCCGTCTTCAATTAAGCTGCTGCCATCGTCTGCAATGCCGCCTTGCGTAACAATGGCCATGCCTATGGCGCTGTTCATTTTGACGCCAACTTTTTCGAATTCGAGGATGTCAGTTGCATCGCGAATATGGTCGATTGCGTGCGTTAGCGCAGAAACGCCGCGCAATTGGGCAACGCGGTCGGGGTCATAAACGAGAATAAAATTGTTTGCTGAAATGCTGCGAAATTCATCTCCGCTTTTGACATTGTAGGCTGTAGGTTTGCCGCTTGGGCTAACCATCACCCCGTCATGCCCTGCCTCGTTGTATTTGAGCGATTCGCTGGCAATATTGTGGGATTCAATGAGCTGCAATTGCGGAAATGCGTCTTGCCTGCCAATCATCAAAAATCCAATGTCACCGTCCACGTCCATGCGTATGGATGCCATGCGCTGCATTTGGGCAAATGTAAATTGGCCCGCCACATCGCACACCTTGCTCCATTCGGCGAAGTAGTCTTCGTATGCTTTCGCCTCGGCGCTCTGGCTTTGTGGTGTCAATCCAGTGCCTAGTGCGTATCGCGCAACGTCATTCACTGCGCCCCTAACCATTCCATGGTTTGCATACAGCCACCGCGAAAACGCCATCAATCGGCGGCGTGTGCCTCGGTTAAGCGTTTGACTTATGTCGGCGGCAATGTATGGCAGCGAAGTGCGGAAGCGGTTTGATTCAGTGCCTCGGTAATGGCCGTTGATGGTTGCGCGTTTTCGCGGTTGTGGCGCCGCAACAATTGGTCTGCCGTTGTGGTCTACAATTTGGCTCATCGCGCAAACCTTGCAAAAGTCATTCTTGTGGGTTTAGTGGCGCCGTTGGCTAGTCCCTTAGCAATCAACACCGTGGTTAATTGTGCGGCTAGTTCGTCGGTTGGCATAACAAGCTGCATACTGCCGCTTTGAGATGCGTTGCTAAAAGAGACAGTGACACTGCCCGCCAAAATAGCATCGGCTACCCTTTCCTTTAAGGTCAAAAGGTATCCGTCGCTTTGCAAATTAAGAAATGCAGTGATGTCGCTTGCCATCTGTAAAGATGGGCAAAATGTGTAAAAGCAACATGCACAAATAAAAAGGCAGCAACGATTAATTGCTGCCGCCCTTGCTTTTGTGGTTTATGTTTTTCTTATTCCGCAGTGCTAAATAGTTTCGCAATGCTTGCTGCTACAACTTGCATCAGTTCGCAGTCCCAGCCGTGATTTGCTCGGAAGGAAACCCAGCGCAAAGTCGTTCTGCCGTGCTTGTCCAAAACCTCCTTTTTCCGCTCGCTATCGATTTGCTTGGCATATTCGTCGGCCATTTCGCCCAAGTCGCAAACTTCCCAAGGATGAGATTTGCCGCTTTTGAGCAGTTGCAGAACGTCTTTGGTTGTTGGGTTGCTCCATCTAAAAACCGGCGGCGCCGTGCGCCCTGTGGCGCTGACGCGTGTTGGCTTTGAAAACATGCGGCGCACGGTGTGCCCATTTATGCTGTGCGCGTAGTCGGTGG